CACAAGTACACCAACTACAAGCAATTTAGCTGTAGGTGAAGTCGGTATTGATACTAGCGCTCAAAAGTTTTATATTAATGATAGCGGTACCATTAAAGAAATTGGTGGTGGTTCTAGTGGTGGTGGTGGCGCAGCCCTTTTAGGTGGTGATGTTCGTTCTTATACAGGTAACGGTTCATTAACAACATATGCAGTTTCAAATGGCGCAGATGTTGAAAATGTTTTAGTATTCATTAATGGTGTTTATCAAAGGCCAACAACCGATTATACGGTTTCTTCCTCAACTCTAACTTTTGGCACAGCTCCTGCAAATGGAGATGCTATTACTATTAAAGAGTTGGTTGAAGGACTTAATTCTATTTCAATTACAGATGATAGTTCAACTGTAACTACAATTACTGCCGGAGAAACTTTAAAGATTGCAGGTGGTTCAAATGTAACCACATCTTTAACTGGTGATACATTAACAATAAATTCATCAGCAAGTGGCGATTTAACAATTGTAGATGATAGTTCTACGAGTGCCACAATTTCATTAGCTACTGATACTTTAAAAGTTGCAGGTGGTACAGGTGTAACAACATCAATTAGTGGCGATACATTAACAATTTCAGCTAGTGGTGCAAGTGATGTATTTAAAAACATTGCAATGCCAGATGGTTCAACAGTTGTATCAGCAGATTCTAATACAGATACATTAACATTAGCTCAATCTGGTTTAATTAGTATAACAGGCGATAGTTCAACAGATACAGTTACAGTAAGTACAGTATCTTCTTCAGTTATACCTTTTTTAAAATCAGACGGGTCTAGTTCTAATATAGAATTACAAACATCTGGTTCATTAGCAGATGTTATAAGTAACCTACATATACCATTCACATTAGCAAATGGAACAGGTGTAACAACATTGGTGGTAGCATAAGATGGCAATTAAAACTCCAGTAAAAGCAATATTCACAGGTAGTGATGTCACAGGTCTTGCTGAATATCAATCAGCCGATTTTATCGGTGTAGTTGATGGCGGTACAGGTGCAGCTACATTTACAGCCGGTATTTTAAAGGCAGATGGTGTAAATGCTTTTACGACAGTAAGTGCTCCTACAGGAACAATCGTAGGCACAAGTGATACTCAAACACTTACAAACAAAACGATTGATGCTTCTAATAACACAATATCAAATATTAGTAATTCAGCATTAAGCAATTCTTCAATCACTATTGTTGACGACAGTTCAACATCATCTACAATTTCATTAGGAGAAACTTTACAATTTTTAGGTGGAACAGGCATTAGTTCAACTGTATCAGGCGATACAACAACTTTTGCAATTGATAATACAGTTGTCACCACAACAGGCACACAAACACTTACAAATAAAACATTAACATCACCAATTATTTCTACAATTAGTAATAGTGGTACGATTACTTTACCTACAAGTACAGACACATTAGTAGGTAGAGATACAACAGATACTTTAACTAATAAAACAATAAGTGGTTCTTCAAACACATTATCAAATATTGGTAATGCAAGTTTAACAAATTCATCTATTACAGTTACAGATGGTTCAACATCTACAGCAACATCTTTAGGTGGTACAATTACTTTTTCTGGAACAGCAAATGAAGTTGAAGTTGGTGAAAGTTCTGGTACAATTACAATTGGTTTACCAAATAGTGTTTCAATTACAACTGATTTAACTGTTGGTGGTGATTTAACTGTAAATGGTACAACAACAACTGTTAATTCTACAACACTTACAGTTGATGATAAAAATATAGAATTAGGTTCAGTTGCAACTCCTTCAGATACAACAGCTGATGGTGGTGGTATTACTTTAAAAGGTGCAACTGATAAAACATTAAATTGGGTAAATTCTACAGATTCTTGGACATCATCTGAACATTTAGATTTAGCAAGTGGAAAAGAATTTAAAATTAATAGTTCTACTGTATTAACATCATCACAAGTTTTAGGTAAATCATTACCGACAGGCGATGTAATTGGTACAAGTGATACTCAAACACTTACAAATAAAACAATTAATTTATCGAGTAACACTTTAACAGGAACAACAGCACAATTTAATACAGCTTTAAGTGATGGTTCTTTCGCTACATTAGCTGGTACTGAAACACTTACAAACAAAACTTTAACATCTCCGATTATTTCTAGTATTAGTAATACAGGAACTTTGACATTACCTACAAGTACAGGTACAGTAGCATTAACAAGTGATATTCCTACTAATAATAATCAGTTAACCAATGGTGCAAGTTATATTACTGCTTCAAGTACAGACACATTAACAAATAAGTCTGGTAATATATCACAATGGACTAACGATAGTGGTTATTTAACTTCATTTACAGAAACAAACGATTTAACAGCGGCTGTTACATGGGCAAATGTTCCAGATGCAAATATAACTCAAAGTTCAGTTACACAACACCAAGCTGCTCTTTCAATTACTGAATCACAAATTAGTAACTTACAAAGTTATATAACAGCCAGCTCAACAGATACATTAACAAACAAAACAATAAGTGGTGCAAGTAATACTATTTCAGGATTAAACGCAACTTCAATTGCTGATGGCAGTATATCTAATACAGAATTTCAATATTTGAATGGAGTAACTTCAAATATCCAGACTCAGTTAGATAATAAAGCAACGGCTGCTTTTGCTATTGCTCAGGCAGTTGCTCTAGGATAGTATTATAAATATACCAAAATGGTATAAAATAAGGTAATTAAATGGCAAACCCAACAACTAGAGAAACATTAAAACAGTATTGTTTGAGAAATTTAGGTAAGCCTGTCATTGAAATCAATGCTAGTGACGACCAACTAGAGGATAGAATTGACGAGGCAGTACAATTTTTCTCACAATATCACTATGACGGAATTAGAAGAACATACTTAAAATATAAGTTGACAGCTTCTGATAAGGCTCGTTTGGCGGCTATTAATCCTGCTAGTGAAACTGCTACTAAAGATGGTGTTTCGACTACATGGTACGAAGACAATAATTATCTAGTAGTTCCAGAATCAGTAATATCTGTTATTAACATATTCCCATTTTCAAACAAAGGTAATTTAAATTTATTTGATGTTCGTTATCAGATGAGATTAAATGACCTGTATGATTTTTCCTCTACTTCAATTATAAACTATGATTTAGTTTTAAGACATTTAGATTTCTTAGACCATATTTTAGTAGGTGAAAAACCACTTAGATTCAATCAACACGATAACAGACTATACATTGATATGGACTGGACAAATGACTTAACTACAGATGAGTATATTGTTATTGAGTGTTATCGTAAATTGGATCCTTCAACATATTCAGATGTGTGGAATGATATTTTTCTAAAAAGATATGTCACTGCTTTGTTTAAAAAACAATGGGGTGCCAACTTATCTAAATTTAATGGTGTTGCAATGGTTGGCGGTGTAACTTTAAATGGCCAACAAATTTACTCAGAAGCATTAGCAGATATTGAAAAACTAGAACAGGAAATAAGAAGCACATTCGAATTAAATCCAGCAATGATGATAGGATAATGCCATGGCAGTTAACCACTTTTTTCAAGGCGGAAACGGAATTGGCAATACCAATGAACAAAGGCTACACGAAGATTTAATTATCGAAGGCTTAAATATTTACGGCCACAATGTTTATTATCTTCCTCGTTCATTAGTAAACCAAGATTTAATTTTAGGTGAAGATACTTTATCTAAATTTGACGACTCTTACATTATTGAAATGTATGTAGAAACTTCCGAAGGATTTAGTGGCGAAAGCGAATTAATTAATAAATTCGGTTTAGAGATTAGAGATGACACAACTTTTGTTTTATCTAAGAGAAGATGGAATGATGCAGTTGACAGTTATCACACAATGATTAAAGAGGGTAGACCTAACGAAGGTGATATTATTTACTACCCATTAATGAATTCATTTTTTGAAATTCAATTCGTAGAAGACCAAGAGCCGTTCTTTCAATTAGGCAATTTACCAGTTTATAAATTAAGAGCAACTCGTTGGGAATACAGTTCAGAAAGATTAAATACAGGTGTTACAGATATTGATAGTGCTGAAGACCAATACACATTAGACCAATTAGCACATCAAGTTTCTTTAGAAAATGAAACAGGTTCATTAGTATTAGAAAATGATAGTGCAAGTGGAAATGTAAACTACTTCCTATTAGAAACTTACAATATTGCAACACAATCAACTTATGCTGATAATTTAGATTTAGATACAGAAGCCGGTTTTGATACAGCTTCATTAACAGATGATATACTAGATTTCACAGAAAGAAACCCATTTGGTGAGGTAGACTTTTAATGTTTGGATATTTTTATAACGAAGGTATGAGAAAGATGACCATTGCATTTGGTCAGATTTTTAATAACATACAAATTAAAAGAACAGATAGTTCAGGTAATGTTGTTCAGTCTATTCGTGTACCTCTTGCATATGCACCAAAAGAAAAGTTTTTAGTTAGATTAGACCAACAACCTAATTTAGATGAAAGAGAAATGGCAATTACATTGCCAAGAATGGGTTTTGAAATTACAGGTATTAGTTATGATGCAAGTCGTAAGTTAAATAAAATTAATAAATTTAAAACTGTAAAAACTGGCATTGACGGTAAAGTAATGAATTATAATTACACACCTGTACCTTATAATATTTCATATTCATTATACATATTTACAGCAACGGCTGAAGGTGGCCTACAAATCGTAGAACAAATTTTGCCGTATTTTCAACCAGATTATACTGTGACAATTAATCAGGTTCCAGAATTGAATATTAAAAGAGATGTTCCTATTGTATTAAATAATGTCAACTATGAAGACAGTTATGATGGTTCATTTACAACAAGACGAGCGGTTGTATATACACTAACATTTACAGCTAAAACTTATCTATACGGACCGTCACAAACACAGAAAGTTATTAAAGAAACTCAGGCTGACCTATATACTGATACCACTACAACTGAGGCCAGAGAAGAAAGAATTACGGTAGTTCCTAGTCCTACCAGTGCAAACGCTGATGATGACTTTGGATTTACAACAACTATAACATACTTCAATGATGGTAAAAATTATAATATATCGACAGACGAAGATGTATAAATATAAGGAAAGATTTAAAGGTTAACAGATGGCTATTAATAAAATAAAATCAGGTTCAATTGAAGATGATGCAATCACTTCAGCAAAAGTAAGTGACGGAGTTATTAGTGCATCTGATGTGGCTGACGGTACACTTACAAACGCAAAATTAGAAAATAGTTCTATTACATTAAACGGTACCTCAGTATCATTGGGTAGTTCAGCAGATGTAGGTACTCAATGGCAATCAGTACAAACTTCAGATTTTACAGCAGAATCAGGAAAAGGTTATCCTATTGATACAACTTCAGCAACAATTACAGTTACACTTCCTGCAGCACCTAGTGCAGGCGACCAAGTTCATTTAGTAGATTACGCTGGTACTTTTCTGAATAATAATTTAACAATCGGTAGAAACGGAAATAATATACAAGGTTCAGCTAGTAATTTAACATTAAATGTTCAAAGAGAAGCTAGAATTTTAACTTATATAGATTCGACACAAGGTTGGGTTTCAACTACAGGAATTAATACAGATGCCAAATCACCTTATTCAGCAAGTTATTTAGTCATAGCTGGTGGTGGATATGGTAGGAATTCTGCTCCAGGCGGTGGTGGTGCTGGTGGATATAGAAATTCTTATTTAACAGAAACATCTGGTAGAAATTCAAGTTCAGAAACTGCTTTAACTTTTAATGGTGGAACAGTTTATACAGTAACAGTTGGTGCTGGTGG